AGAGAAGAATGTAATATTTGTCGGTCGCCTCGCAACCTATAAATATCTAGACATGTGGATGGCAATCAAGCATGTCATGTTAAAATTGAGAGACCTATGAAGTTAGCGCTTTGCATACGTGGACACATACGAACGGGATTTGATGACGATCAGTTAAAAAATTATGTTAAATTATTGTCTAGTCGTCATGAAGTAGATATATTTTTGCATACATGGAAAGAATCTGAAGCTAAAAGTTCATATCGTGAATTGGATCACAGCAAAGCATTTGGTGTGACATCTAAAATATTAAAAGATTATTTTGAAGACTTGCCGATTAAACAGATTATAATCGATGACGATACACAGCTAGAATTACATGGCGATCTTGAAGGAACTATGCCTAATAGTAAAGTTCCAATGATTGCTTGGAAGCGCATGTGGGCTGGTCAGTTTAAGTTAATTTCTCATCTCTATCATTCTCACCGCTATGACTATGATCGTGTAATAAACACCCGATATGATTTTTTTACGCATAAGCTATGTTATACACCGATTAAAAATCTATTAAAAATGACAGCTGAAAAAACTCAGCTGTCATTAAAATATCCTCGCTATTATCGTCGACTAATAGGTGTTGACAACTATTATGTCGGTGAATTAGAAACACTCTATGATTTGGTAGGTGATTTTCATTATCGTTTAGACAATATTTTAGAAAACTATAAAATTAAACACTATCAAGAAGAACTTTTTTATAAATATGCTCAATCCAAAGGGTTTGTTGCATAAATCATCATTTTTTATAAATAAAGATATATTGAGTTTGAAGGTTACATTATGCTTCACAATACACACCACTTATACAGTCTAAATGGAACCAGAAAAATCGATGTTAAGGGAATTCCTCAACGGAGGATGGATTATTCCCCTTGTTGGAGCAGCAGGCATGCTAGCCCGACTTATGACCGCAAAGAAAGAGTATACAATAATTGAGCAGTTTAAAAATATAATTTCTGCTGCGCTCTCTGCCTCAATCGCTTGGTTTATACTTGAACAGACTGACATTTCTAGCTTTTACAAGGCAATCACCTATGGAATTATAGGGGTCATCTCTCCTGAGATTATAGGTGGAATTATTAAACTCGCAAAGCAGTTCGAACGATCACCAGATAAATTTGTTAAAAAGCCATGAAGATTAAGCAGATGATATACATTCTCGTTGCTATTATAGCAGCATTCGTAATTAGCGGATACAGCTCTCTACATGAAATGAGTACTCGTTATTCAACTGCCTACACACAAACAAAATCTGCTACAAGTGAAATTGGACTAAGCTTTGACTGGTATGGATTAACCTTTATTGATACCGCTGTCAAATATGCAAATGGCATGATTAGTGCCGAAGATGCTACACAAACTCTTAAAAAGGGTGCTGAAGAAAATGCGCGTTTGCTCTATCAATATTATCAAAATGTACTACCGGAAGAGCGTGAAGAGGCAGACTATATACGCTCTCAGGACGCAGTTGTAGTTAAATTATACAACAAAGTACTCGAACATCTTGCGAAGGACGATCGCAATGCAATACAACAAATGCTGCCTCAAATCTATAATGTAGTAGACCCTCTCTGTGAAAAGATCAATCGCATCATTGAAATCAAGACAGCAAGCGCACTCAGCGCAAAAAGTAGCATGTCTAATAATATAGATGAGCTCAAACGCTTCTTTTTTATATCATTTGCACTCTGTTTGTCATTGTGCATCGGCATGGCAATTCGTGAATGATATAAATAGCTATATGAATAGCTATCAAAAATCACTTTTAAGAGAAAATTCATCTGCAGTTGCATACGCTTCACTAGAATTTAACGAGGATGGAGAATTTGTCCCAACTGAAAATCGTTTGTTTTGCGGACTCTATATTGCTCCTAGTTCATCTGGTAATATCAAAATTGAAGGAGTCGATGGCGCATCTGTTACGCTTTCGCTGACTTCTGGCTATTGGCCGCTTGGAGGAGCAAAGATAATAGAAGATGGCACGACAATAACTCCTTCTGCAGTAACTGTATTATTCTAATCCTATAACTCTGCTATATTATGGCAAAACCAACTTCACGACAAGAATTAGCAGACTATTGCCTTCGTGCACTTGGCGCACCGGTTCTTGAGATTAATATTGATGAAGATCAAATTGAAGATCGTATTGACGAAGCGATTCAATTTTATCAGGAATATCACAGCGACGCGGTAGTTCGTACTTTCCTAAAGCATCAGGTCACGCAAGCAGACTATACAAACAACTATATTACTCTGCCAGATCAACTTATCAGCGTCTTTAGAGTGCTAAACCTGTCTTCTGGTGATGCTGCTGATATGTTTAGCGTAAAATATCAGATGTTTTTAAATGATCTCTATGGTCTTCGTAATCCAGAGTCACTTATCAACTATGAGATGACCAAACAATATATGGGTTCTATAGAGATGATCCTAACTGGCAACTCACAACAAATTATATTCACACGTCATATGAATCGTCTAAGCATTCAAGATGACTGGAAAAACTTAGTGAAGGTTGGTCAGTATATTATCATCGAAGGCTATCAGACTATTGACCCTAACCAATATACTGATATATACAATGACATGCTGCTTAAAAAATATCTTACCGCATTGCTGAAGCGTCAATGGTCAATCAATTTATTGAAATTCGAAGGCATGCAACTTCCAGGTGGTGTTACGATCAATGGTAGAGCCATGTATGAAGATGCGCTTAACGACATTGAAAAGATTGAGACTGATTTTGATAGCAAATATCAAATGCCACCTGATTTTTTCTGCGGTTAATTCTTTTATAAATTATAATTATGCCTCGTAGTGTATATTTTAGTCAAGCTTATAGAGCTGAACAAAATCTTCTCGAAGATTTGATGGTTGAGTCTATGCAAATTATGGGGCATGACGTCTTTTATATTCCTCGTAAGATTGTAAAGCAGGACTTTATCTTAAACGAAGATGTAATTTCTAGTTTCGACAAATCATTTTCAATTGAAATGTATGTCGAAAGTGTCGATGGCTTTGAAGGAGACGGAGACCTCATGACCAAGTTTGGTCTCGAGATTAGAAATCAAGTCACGCTTGTATGCAGTCGTAAACGTTGGAACGCACTCATTGGTCGTCATGGTTATACCTATGATTCTGTTCGTCCTCGAGAAGGTGATTTAATCTATGTCCCGTTTGCAGGTGGACTTTTTGAAATTAAATTTGTTGAAGATAAAAATCCATTTTACCAGCTCGGCGGCAGTGGTCGTAGCAAAGGAAATAATCCAACATTTAAACTTGTTTGTGAAGCATTCGAATACGGCGGTCAAGAAATTGATACTGGTATTCCTATGGTTGATAACATTCAAGTTGCGCACACTCAAAGCTATCGTTCAGTTGTAGAATTTGATGATGAACTGCACACTCTTGGAGAAACTCTTACGATTGAATTGCCTTCTGGCGTTATTGGAGAAACAGAAGCACTTCGCTATGAACATACTGACACCGGCACGATACTTAGTGTCGGCACGTTAACGTTTAATGATGGAGCGTTTCATTCTCTTACAGTTGGTACTACGTTTACAGGTCAAACCTCTGGCACAGTTTCAACGATAACTTCATTGATAGGATTGATGTCTGGTGATGCGGTTCTATTTGAAAATGATGACCTAACACAAAACAGTTCGTTTGACATTGAAGGCAATAATTTTATAGACTTTAGCGAAAGCAACCCATTCGGAGACCCAATCTAATATGTTGAATAATTCATACTATTATAATGCAAATCTTAAAAAGATTGTAGCTGTATTTGGCTCTCTTTTTAATAACATTTCTATTGCAAAAAAGGTAAATGGCAAGATGACTGGAATTCAGCGTGTTCCAATATCATACGGCCCACGTCAAAAGTTTTTAACACGACTCGCTAATCAAAACAACGAAGAAAACGGAGACGTAGCGATTCAGTTGCCACGTATGAGTTTTGAAATTACTTCTATCGCGTATGATGCGACGAGCAAGTTAAATCGTCTTAATACAAAATTATACAACATCGACGGTGATAGTGATAGCAAAAC